GTGGTAATGGTCTATCATTCACAATAACAGGAAATTTAGAATTCTATGCAGGCGGCGGCGGTGGGGGAACTTATGCCGCTACTAGTAACAGTTATGGAAGTACGCCTGGCGTAGGCGGAGCCGGCGGCGGCGGCAATGGTTCATTTAGCGGAGTTGCAGCTCAGCCAGGCGCACCAAATACCGGAGGCGGTGGCGGTGGTTGCGGTGGTAATGGAGTTACTGTTGGAGCCGCTGGAGGAAGTGGTGTCATTGTGCTAAGATATCGTGTGCCAACCTATGCTGTATTCCAAGATTCAGGATATTGGACTTGTCCATTGGGAGTTACTAGTGTTCAAGCTCTTGTAGTCGGTGGTGGAGGTCCCGGTGGACCACCAGGCGGTGCCGGTGGCGGTGCCGGTGGATTAGTTTATAGTTCTAGTGTACCAGTAATCCCAGGACAAATTTATTCAGTAGTTGTTGGTGTTGCAGGCGGAACATATAGTCCAGGAGTGTACGGAAATAGTTTAGGAAGCAATGGCGGAAATAGTAGTTTTGCCGGAATTGTTGCATATGGCGGCGGAGCAGGAGGCGGCAATAGTCTAGTTCCAGCTGGAGGCGGATCTGGAGGCGGCGCTAGCGGAAATCAAACACCTTATACCGGTGCTGGCGGTACTTATGGACAAGGTAACGCAGGTGGAACAGGAGTTACTGGAACATATCAAACTAACGGCGGAGGCGGCGGCGCAGGATCTGTTGGCGGTGCTGGCACCGGTACAGTAAGCGGAGCAGGCGGAGCAGGATTGACTTATAGTATTAGTGGAACTTCGACTACTTACGCTGGCGGTGGTGGAGGCTCTGGTGGCTCTGGCACTTCAGTAACAGGAGCCGCTGGTGGATCCGGCGGTGGTGGCGCAGGCGGAACTGGAATGCCAGGAGCAAGTGGTAGCGGTACTTCGAATCCAAGTCCAGGACTTCAAAATACTGGCGGAGGCGGTGGTGGCTTAGGTAATGGAAGTAACCCTGGAGAACGCGGCGGATCGGGCATTGTAATCATAAGATGGAATGGCGGTTAAATAACGTATGGCTAAAAATAATAATCCAGGAAGAATTCTAAAAGGTACAAAAACTCAACCCTCACTTAAAGGTGCTAGTGGTATTTGGACTTTGGATGAAGCACTACAATATCATCGCGCCAACCAATGGCCTATACCTAACCTTTATCAACCTGTGTCAAATAGCGTAAGAAACAGCCTCGCTAAGACTTCTTATTTTACATTTACTCCTAATCGAACAGGAAGCAATCGACGATTTACTATGAGTTGGTGGTTCAAATTGGGACAGTTGTCAGCAGCTGGCGGCACACAGCGACATCTTTTTTACAGTTATGATGGCTCAAATTTATTACAAGTATTTTTAGAAAGAGCCAGCGGAACTAACCCTGATTACATTTGTTTTTATGGTGGCGGCACAGATTTACGATTCAGTCCTATATTAAGAGATACAAACGCATGGTACCATTTGGTTATAAGTGTTGATATCAATCAATCAACTTCTTCTAATACTGTTAAAGGATGGTTAAACGGTGTTCAAATGACCATGGCTGGTAGTCAAGCTTCGAGTACTCCTACATATCCAACTGGTTCAACTTATTGGCCTATTTTTCAACCTTATGCATATCAACGTGTAGGCGGCAATTCCAGTGGCGGTACATTCGATGGTTATTTTTCAGAAGTAAATTTTATAGACGGTTACGCTTTACAACCATCATTATTTGGTCAATTTGATAGCAACAATACGTGGGTACCCATTCCTTATACAGGTAGTTATGGAACCAACGGTTTTTATTTGCCATTTACTAACGCACAAACAAGTCAGACTTTAGGGTATGATGCTAGTTTAAATGGAACTCCTACTTATAGTGCAGATCAAGATCCTTATCGTAGCAGTGTTACAATGCATTTTGATGGTAATGGTTTTCCAGGGTCAGTTGGAACATCGACAAATACACTTATATTAGACAGTAGTTCTAATAACTATACAATCACAACCAGTGGCTCAGTAAGTCAAGGAAGTTTTAGTCCATATCCATTTGCTCCAACATCACTTTATAATCCTATAGTTCATGGAGGAAGTGCATATTTTCAAGGAACATCTTCTAGCTATCTAACAGTTCCAAGTAGTTCCAATTGGGCTATTGGTAGTACTGGCACTATAGAAATGTGGGTTTACCCTACAGCCAATAATGCCGGTAATGTAAGATTCTGGTGTGTAAACAATAACTCCTCAGGGTTAGATGCATACTTTAATGGCGGCGCAACTACAGTCTATATGCACGGTGGAGCTGTAGGAACAACTACTTCCATGTCATTAAACACTTGGACACATTTAGCAGTAGTTTATAATAGTGGAACGGTATCGATTTATTTTAACGGTATTAGTCAAACTCTGACTGGTACTACAACTGGATATAATATTACCAATAATGGTACTTTATATATTGGAAACTTCAACGCCCCGGCGACCGGTTATGCATACACTGGATATATGAGTGGTGTGCGTATTACAAAAGGTGTAGCCATTTATACCGGTAATTTTGTTCCAACTAATCGACCATTCGGCACACTGACAAATAATTTAATTACATTTAGCGAAGATTTTACTAATAGTTTCTGGATACCATATAATCTTACAGTTACTACTGGAGCTGGTATTGCTCCAGATGGAACTCCTACAGCTACATTAGTTACTTCTACACAAGTATTTTCAAATTCAAATATTGCGTTTTCATATTCGTCTACTAGTAATTCTTCTCCATACACTTACAGTATCTATGCTAAAGCCGGTACATTGTATTCATTTAGACATCGTGTAGCATTTACAGGCGGTACTGGGTTAGGTTACAGTATTGATGTTAATTTACAAACTGGAACATATCAAACAGGAGAATCTGGATATACAAACGCAAGTATAGCATCAGTAGGTAATGGGTGGTATCGTATTAGTATCACTGCCAGCAATAACGGTACTGGTAATACTAATTATATTGGCCAGTGCTATTTAGGGTCATTGCAAGGCACATCTACAGGTTCGATATATATCTGGGGAGCTCAATACGAACAATCGAGTTCATTAAGTACTTACACACCAACTCCTGCTAACTATTCAACAACACCTAGTTTATTATTAACCTTTGCCACAGCGGCAATTGTAGATGTTGCTGGAGCAAATAACGCAACACCAAGCGGTATTGTTTCGATAACATCTAATAGTAAGAATGGTGCCGGCGCTATAACATTTAATGGTAGTACTGATTATCTAACACTGAATGGATCAACAGGTACCACTTATTTTGGTACAAATAATTTTACTGTAGAATGTTGGTGGCAAGCTAATGGAACACAAACTAACTATGCCCCAATTATTAGTCAAGGATTTACAAGTTCACCACCATCAGGAACATGGGGATTAAAAGTTGCAGGCGCTAGTACTACTAATCTTCAATTTACATACGATGCTGGTCTTGTAAACGTTGGACAAAATATAAATTCATCTATAAACCCTAATGATGGTAACTGGCATCATCTTGCGGTATCTAGAAATTCTTCAACATTAAACATGTATATCGATGGTATACTAGTTGGAAACGCTTCAATTCCTGCCAGCGAAGTAGTAGGAAATACTACTACTCCTATTATTATTGGGTACGAGTCTCGAGATGGAAGCTATTTAAAAGGCACAATAGATGACTTGCGTGTGACCAATGGAGTGGGAAGATATCCCTCGGCATTTAGTCCACCTGCTCGAAGCTTGCCTAATATTGGGGGCAAATCTTTTGTTGCACAAAACATCAATGCCGGTGTAGTACAAAAATTTACTACAGTTGGTACGAATTCATGGACAGCACCGTCAGATGTTACACAAGTTGAAGTACTAGTAGTAGCTGGCGGCGGCGGAGGTGGTTCTCGTATTGGTGGCGGAGGTGGAGCCGGTGGTTTAATCTACAATAGTCAATATCCAGTTACACCGGGACAAACATATACAGTCACAGTCGGCGCTGGAGGATCATCAGCAACATCTATGCCTGGCACACAAGGCGGTAATGGCGGAAATAGTGTTTTTGGAAATTTAACAGCAATCGGTGGCGGTGGCGGTGGCTATTATAATACCTCGAGTGCAACTTTAGGATCGTCTGGTGGTAGTGCAGGCGGCAATGGCGGATACTATACAAACAGTGGGACTAGTGGCACCGCTGGCCAAGGATTTAGCGGTGGTGGAAGTACAGCAAGTCAAGATGCTGGTGGTGGCGGTGGTGGCGCAGGCGGATCTGGAGCTACTGGAGTTTCTGGACAAGGAGGTGCTGGCGGCACTGGATTACAATTTAGCATTAGCGGCATACCAACATACTATGCAGGTGGTGGCGGCGGCGGCCAAGGAACATCAGCAGGTGCCGGCGGATCTGGTGGCGGTGGTGCAGGTTCTACTAGTAATAATAACGCCACTGCTGGAACAGCAAATACAGGCGGTGGTGGTGGTGGAGCAAGAAATTCTTCTGATACGTCAAACGTGGTATCAGGTGCCGGCGGTTCAGGAATTGTATTAATTCGTTATACAACTACAGCCGTAGCAAATACTAGTGATTTAACTACAGATAATTTACTAGATAGTCCAACACTATATGGACATGATTTAGGCAATGGCGGAGAAGTGGTCGGCAATTATGCTACATGGAATCCATTAGATAATTTTTTCAGTGGCGATCCTACCAGTGCAGGCGTGGTTTGGCAAAATAGTAATTTAACTATTGCCAATAATTCAGCATCGTGGTTAGGTCAACGTGCAACCATAGCATACCCTTCAAGTGGAAAATATTATTATGAAGTACATATTGACAGTGGTAGTGGCCCAGGTGTAAGTAGCGGTGTTGAGATAGGTATTACTCAAGCATCTAGTTATCCAGCAGCCGCAAACACTTATATAGATAACACAGCTAGTACATACTGTTATCGATTAAACGGTAGTGTTTACACCGCCGGCTCGCTAGCTAGCTCATCTGTTCCAACATTTAATATAGGTGATACTATCGGTGTGGCATTTGATGCAGGGGCATTAAGTTTAACTTTTTATAAAAATGGTGTAAGTGTATATTCGGCCATTACTGTTGCGGCTAATACTTATATACCAGCCATATCAACATACGCTGTTGTGTCTGTAAGTACCAACTTTGGTCAACGTCCTTGGGCGTACAGTCCTCCAGCAGGTTACTCGGCATTAACTACTAAAAATTTACCAAGACCTGCAATACCGCAACCTAATCAATATTTTGATGTCGTAACTTACACTGGTAATGGATCAACACAAACTGTTACTTTACCAGGTGGTTTCCAACCAGACATGATTTGGATTAAAAATAGATCAACTAACGCTGTGGATCCTGTGATTATGGACAGCGTTAGAGGATCGGACGGCACTCACTATTATGTGCTTGATCCTGCATCAATTAATAATGAAGCAGCTTCTGGTGCATCTTGGTATGGTCAGTATGGATACCTAAGTGCAATCACAACTACTGGTTTTACGGTAGTCAATGGTAGTACTACAGGAAACTATAATACATCTGCCAATAACTACATTGCATGGTGCTGGAAAAAAGGTGCATTGCAAGGTTTTGACATACAAACTTATACATCTGGCGGAAGTACAGATACAATAACACATGCCTTAGGAGCCACTCCGGCTATGATTATTGTCAAATCTCGAAGTTCTAGCAGTGCCAACTGGTGGATGTATCATGTAGGAATTGGAACAGGAAAATCTTTACAATTAAATTCTACTAATGCTTATGTCAATGATACATGGGTAGTAAACAGTAGTACAGTTCAATATAATTATGGTATTGCCAGCGGCCAAACAGCAGTAATGTATCTATGGGCGGCAGTACCAGGATTCAGTGCTTTTGGATCTTATGCAGCTAACGGATCAGCCGATGGCCCATTTGTCTACACTGGATTTAAACCACGTTGGATCATGATGAAACGCTATGATACCGGAAGCGCAGAAAACTGGTTTATCGTAGACACAGCAAGAGATCCGGGCAACTACGGAACAGGTCAACACTATTTGTTGATAACCAATGCTGCCGATGGAACTGGTACAGCTATTCTTGATGTATTGTCAAATGGATTTAAACTACGAAGTACAGCAACTAACGCAGGCTCAGGCGGACCAGCTTATATCTACGCAGCGTTCGCCAGCAATCCTTTCCAAAATAACAACGGTACAGCATTTTAATTCTTAAATATATTTTTAGGAGTTACTATGCAAGTACCATTTGAATTACTATTTGGCGTAGACGTAGCTGTTAAAAAACTACGTCCCAGCGCAAACTTCCAACTAGAAGGCACTAATTTTACATCTTGGTCATGTCCAAACAATAGCCAACCTCCCTCTTGGGCGGAAGTAATGGCACAGATAGAATTGGACAAACAAGCCTACGAAGAATGGCAACAAAATAATTGACCTTGTAACAAAACTGTTATATACTAGTATATCTACAAGGGGATCGTATGATTATAGGTGTGTGCGGTTTTATTGGTTCAGGCAAAGATACTATTGCCGATTATCTAGTTAATTTTCACGGTTATAGACGAGAAAGTTTTGCTGGAAGTTTAAAAGATGCTGTTGCCGCTGTATTTGGCTGGGACAGAACCATGCTAGAAGGACGCACAAAACAAGCTAGAGAATGGCGTGAACAAGTAGACACTTGGTGGGCCAATCGCTTGGATATGCCTAATCTTACTCCACGATACATATTACAATATTGGGGTACAGAAGTATGCCGTACTGGATTTCACGACGATATGTGGATTGCCAGCTTAGAAAATAAACTACGCAATAGCAAGGACGATATTGTTATCAGTGACTGTCGTTTCCCTAATGAAATCAAATCCATCAAAGATGCAGGTGGTATTGTAGTCCGTGTAAAACGTGGAGAAGAACCCAGTTGGTATCAAGATGCTGTAGATATGAACGCTGGCGATCACCACATGAACTGGATGCTGGCAAAAACTCGTATGGATAAACTACAGATTCATGCGTCAGAAACAGCTTGGGTTGGCACTAAATTTGACTATGTTTTTACCAATGATGGTAGCATAGATGACTTGTTTGCCAAGGTTAAAGATCTGGTACAAGATCCCCTTGACGCCATCGAACGCCCTCTTTATGTAGGACTCGAGCACAGTTAGAACAAACTGTTTTTAGATTAACTGGGCGGCAATTGTTCAAATCCCCGTCCACGTGAAATACAGCAAATACTTCACTATGCGGTGACTTAAACCCGCATTTATCACACTGGTTTTTTAAACGATATCCAGCTCGATACCACCGTGGCACTCCAGCATCTGCTCCGTGTTTTAAGCAGACATTACACATACTTCTATAAAACGTTTTACCGTTTTTCTTATAATTTACAGCGGTTGGGCGTAACCCGCACGAACATAGTGGTCTCATATTTTATTTAATTAAACTTGGCCTTTTCGAGACCTTTTCTATGGCGCATATAAGGCATAAAATTCCAAAATGCTATAAATACATACAAGAACATGTTCACATGGAGATTCTAATATGGCTCAACTAAGTTCACCAGGCGTAGCGGTTACAGTAGTAGATGAAAGTTTCTACACACCAGCAGCCCCAGGTACAGTACCTTTAATCGTAGTTGCAACAGCAGCAAACAAAATGAATTCAGCTGGAACTGGTATTGCACCAGGAACAATGCCAGCAAACGCAGGTAAAGTATACTTGCTAACAAGTCAAATGGATCTTGGAAATACTTTTGGTATTCCATACTTCCAAACTGACGCAGAAAATAATCCAGTTAACGCTGGCGAATTAAACGAATACGGTCTACAAGCTGCACACAGCTTCTTAGGCGTAAGTAATCGTGCTTATGTTGTACGTGCTGATGTTGACACAAGTCAACTACACGCTCGCGCAGCAGCTCCAACAGGATTGCCAGCAGATGGTACATTCTGGTTTGATATTGCAGATAGCAATTTTGGTATTTTTGAATGGGACGGTGGTAGCACAAAAGCTTCTGATTCCGACTATTCAGAAACAGCACAATCTTTTGTTAACCAAACAATCACAGTTATCACTGACGCAACACTAGTTGGCGAAAACGGTGGCCCAATCAAGAGCTATGGTCAAGTTGGTGCATACGCTATCGTTGCAGCTACTACTGATCAAGCTGTTACATTGTGGTACAAGAAACAAGCAACTGATACTCTAGCAGGTACATGGGTAGAAGTTGGAACTAGTTCTTGGAAAGCCAGCTACCCAGCAGCAGCCGGAACTATTGCTCCTCCAGCAACTGGCGGCACCGCAATTGGATTTGGTCCTGCAACAGTATTTGAAGGTCATATCAGCGGAACAACATTGACTATTACTAGTGCTCCAACACAAGGTGGCTCACCAGTAACTATTACTCCAGCACTAACAAATGGTCCATTGATAGTAAGCAATGATACTAACTACCGTAGTGGTACACGTATTACCGTACAAGTTGATGGTACTCCTGGCGGCATTGGTACATATACTGTTAGCCAGAATTATCCTAGCAGATTCCCAGGTGGAGATGCTAGCATCAGCCTAAGTATTGATAGTCTAACAGCAGACACATTCTTGATCAACAGCGTACACATTCCTATCAGTTCAAGCAGTATTTCAGATCTAGCAAGTAGCATTAGAAGTACAATGAATGGTCTAAACATTGGTATTTCAGCAGCTGAGTTTAACGGTAAACTATACATTTATAGCGATGGTACAGCTAATGGCGGTACTGGTGAATTCCAATTGAATGGTACAGCAGTTAGCAAGTTAGGTTTGGAATCATCAACTACTTACTATCCACCAGCATTACAAATCAGTACACACTTTAACGTTCCAGCATTCAAGACCACAACAGGTCGTGGATACGGTTCAAGTACTACAGCAGGCGGTAAGCCAAGCGGTAGCGTCTGGGTTAAAACAACTAGCGTAAACAAAGGCGCAAATTGGGTTGTTAAGAAATATAATGCATCTTTAAATACATGGATCATTCAAAGTGCTCCAATGTACGCAAATGGTGCAGCAGCTCTAGCAGCTCTAGATCCTAAAGGCGGTGGTGCAAACTTGTCAGTTGGCACAACTTATGTTAAGTACGACTTGTCAGGAATGGACGTTGCAGACTTTAAGATTTTTGCAAGAAGCGGAGTTGGTGCAACAGTAGTTACAAGTATTCCAGTAACCGTAGGCGGTTCAGGATTTACTAACGGTACACAATATGCGTTTGACATCAGCTGGAGCACAACTGGTGCTAGTGCATACACAGCACCTACAACAATTACTTTTACAGCTGGTTCATCAGCAGATGCTACTATTACACAAATATTAGAACAATTTACTAATATTAATGATGCAAATATTCTAGCAAAACGTGTTGGTAATACAATCAGTATTAGTCATTTAGCTGGCGGTGATATTGTATTCACAGACGGTGAAAATAGTCCATTATCTAAATTGTTTACAGCTGATGTTACAGCAAACTATCACATGACAGATGATGGTTCGTCAACAATCGCTAGCTTATGGGTATCAACAATCGCTGGACAAGGATTTATTGTTCCAAGTTTAACACCTCCAACAACAACTCCAGAAGATCAAACACTATGGTATAACAGCGACATTACTGAAGTTGATATTATGGTAAATGCTGGTCCTGGTAACGGTTGGGTAGGTTACGGAACTGCAGCTGGTAAAGCTGTAGTTAACGGTGGAGTAAGCCAAACAACAACAGATGCAATGGGCCCAATCGTAAGTGCAACAGCACCTAAGACACAACAAGACGGTTCAACAGCACTAAGCCACGGTGATATTTGGGTTAGTACAGCTGATTTAGAAATGTTCCCAACAATCTATCGTTGGGACGAGTTGAATAAGAAATGGGTTCAAATTGACACAGCAGATCAAACAACTAGTCAAGGTATTGTATTCGCCGACGCTCGTTGGAGTGACAACAGCATGTTAGGCACACCACAAACAGGTGCAGGTGCTCCAGATGCTATTGCTGATTTGTTAAACAGCAGTTATGTTGACCCAGATGTAGAAGATCCAGCATTATTCCCAACAGGAATTTTACTATGGAATCTACGTCGTTCAGGTTACAACGTTAAGAAATATGTTAAGAACTATATTGACACAACAGCATTAAACACAATGTACGGTAATGCGTTAATGACTAACTATCATCCAGATCGTTGGGTCAGTGATGCTCCAAACCAAATCGATGGTGCAGGAACATTTGGACGTAAAGCTCAACGTGCTGTAGTATTGAAAGCTCTAACAGCAACAATCGAAAGCAATCAAAACATTCGTCAACCAGACACAGTTATCTATAACTTGTTAAGTTGCCCAGGATACTTAGAAACACTAAGCCCATTAATCAGCTTGAATACAGATAACGGCCAATCAGCGTTCATCGTTGCAGATAGCCCAGCACGTTTAACACCGGATGCTACAAGTTTAAGCAACTGGGGTAACAACGTAAATGGTGCAGCTGTAGACGGAGACGAAGGTCTAATCGCTACAAATAGCTATGCAGCTGTTTACTATCCATGGGGTTACACACAAGACTTAACAGGTAACAATGTTGTTGTTCCTCCAAGTCATATCATGTTGCGTACAATCGCTCTAAGCGATAACGTTTCTTATCCATGGTTTGCACCAGCTGGTGTACGTCGTGGTGGTGTAACAAATGCTAGCTCAGTTGGTTATGTAGATGGTCAAACTGGTGAATTCCATACTGTTGCTCTAAACGGCGGACAGCGTGATACATTAGCTGGAATCCACGTTAACCCAATTACATATCTTGCTGGAACAGGTTTGGTATGTTATGGACAATACACACGTCAATTAGTAGCAAGTAGCTTAGATCGTATCAACGTTGCACGTCTAGTAATTTACTTACGTTACCAATTGAATAAGATTGCTAAACCATTCATATTTGAGCCTAACGATACAATTACACGTAACGAAATCAAGCAACAAATTGAAAACATGCTTCTTGAATTAGTTGGTCAACGTGCGTTATACGACTTCTTAGTTGTATGTGATAAATCAAATAACACACCAGCTAGAATCGATAGAAACGAGCTGCATGTCGACATAGCAATCGAACCAGTCAAATCAGTTGAGTTTATCTATATCCCAATGCGTCTAGAAAACACTGGTGCTATAGCTGGTCTTGGCGCATAATTAGGAGAACATAAATGGCAATCGCAGCATTATCAAATTTTACAGTACCACTAGCTAGTGACCAAAGTGCAGGTTCACAAGGCATGCTAATGCCTAAACTGAAGTATCGCTTCAGATTGAACTTTGAAAACTTTGGAAAATCTAGCCCAACAACAGAACTTACAAAACAAGTTCAAGAAGCGGCTCGTCCAAGCGTCAAGTTTGCAGACCAAGTAATTGATATCTACAACAGTAAGATTCACTATGCTGGTAAGCCAACTTGGGATCCTATCACAATTAAATTGCGTGACGATGTTACTGGCGCTGTTACTACACTAGTAGGCGAACAGAATCAGAAACAATTCGACTTCTTCGAACAAAGTTCTGCAGCTGCAGCTGGTGACTACAAGTTCACACTACGCATTGAAATGCTTGACGGCGGTAACGGCTCGAGTGCTCCAGTTGTGTTAGAAACATGGGAACTATATGGTTGCTATCTAGCAAGCACAAACTGGGACGATATCAAATACAGCGAACAAGGTGCTGCAACAATCACCATTAGCATTCAATTTGATAACGCAGTTCAAACAACTGGCGGATCATTAGGATCACCAACACCAGTTAGATTGACTCCTGGCGGCACAAACAGTATTGGTAGTTAATTAAGAAAGCCTAGGCAACTAGGCTTTTTTATTGACTGATCATTAAATGCTCAGTTTATTTTTTCGATAAATATTAGCATGGCCTTCACTCCAAACTCTGAATTAAAATCTAATACACCTATGGTGTTTAAAGATTGGCAACACGCTGCCGATCTGTTTAATGTTGATCAGTTTAGACTGGCTCCAAAAAGCAACTTCTTATTCCATGTGGCTTTTGGAATAAATCAAGGAGCATTACAAAATGCACAGTTAGTTCAACGCTATGGCCAAGAAATAAACATGTTGGTTAAGAATATCGATCTTCCAAGTTTTGGTATTCAAACAGAAGTTTTAAATCAGTATAACCGTAAAAAAGTAGTACAGTATCAAGCAAAGTATAACGAAATTGGTATCAAGTTCCATGACGATAATATGGGCTTGATTAATCAGCTGTGGCAAAATTACTTTACCTACTACTATGCAGATTCTAGAAGTGCTACTAAACCAGGAGCATTTGCTAGAAACGCTACTCAAGGATATAGTAGTGCCATGCCAACTCCTTATGGATTTGATAACGGAAGCACACAGCCATTTTTTAACTATATTAAAATTTATCAAATGGCACGTCATGAATATGTTTGCTATCAATTATACAATCCTATAGTGACCAGTTGGAACTATAACAAAGTAGATTATAGTAATACAGGTGTACACGACTTTGATATGAAAATTATCTACGAAGCTGTTAGTTTCAGCGCAGGCGCTGTCGAAGCTGGTATGCCAGAAGGATTTGGCCTAACACACTATGATAGTAATCCAAGTTCACTAACTGGTACTACTAGTGCAACCGCTGGCGGCCCAAGTTTTGTAAACTCCATAGATTCAAGTACTATAGCACCGGGCGTGTTACAAAATGCAATTAATACAGTTAATCAAAATCAAAATTCAAGCGGTGGCATAGGAGTAGGCAACTTGGTTGCAGGAGCAGGTCTATTAACAGCAGGCATTGGCTTATTCAACGCTGTTGGCGGTTTGAGTGGTATAGGAAGTGCTATTAGTGGCGCGGCTAGTGCTGTAGGCGGAGCAATTAGTGGTGTTGCAGATACTTTATTCCCAGGTTCTAATAAAAACGCTACTGATTCTAATAGTACTACAAATGACGCAAACACTACTCAATCATCAAGCGATAGTCCAGCACCAAGTAACGATCCTGAACAATCAAATCCAGGAAGTGCAAGTTCTGATGAAGCAGCTCCAGTAAATACTCAAGACGGTACAGGTACTCCAAGCAATCCGTCCGACGAAGAAAGCGGAACATAATATGATAAGAACTAACTTACCTCAACAACCACAAACTAACGTACAAAGTGTACGTACTTTCTTTGATAATTTTTTTACAAAGACAGTAAGTTTTCCAGCAGAGCAGATCGATGCTACAGTAGCTTTTTTTGCTAAAAGAGGATTTGATACTAATAGTGCAAACAGTATTGCTATTACATTATTAAATCAAGCTAGAAAAGAAAACGTTCCTGTTTTTTCTTTAATTGATAGTTTAAAAGGCTTAACTGATATTCAGTTAACACAAGTGGTAACACAGGTGTTAAATGCCAGTAGAGAAAAAACTAGTCTGCTAGGTTATAGAATTGCACCAGCTACAGATAGTTTTGAATCGCGCAATATACTAGTGTAATATGGCTAAATTTGCTCGTGGAAAATTTGTAATGAAGAACCCTGGGAAATATGTAGGAACTAAAACTCCTACATACAGATCCAGCTGGGAACATACATTTATGAATTTCTGCGATACTAATCCTAGTATAATCAAATGGGCTAGCGAAGCTATACAAATCCCCTACAGAGATCCCCTAACTAACAGACAAACTGTTTATGTTCCAGATTTCTTTATACAATATGTAGATAAGAAAAATCATGTACTAGTTGAACTAATTGAAATTAAACCAGCTAGTCAAACAATATTAGAACGTGTGGGCAAGAACAAATACAATCAAGCACAGTTTGTTAAGAATCAAGCCAAATGGGCTGCGGCAACCCTTTGGTGCAGACAACAGGGCATAAAGTTCCGTATTCTTAACGAAAATGATATCTTCAGCAAGGTATAAGCATAAGTAATGTTATGACAATATATCTTTATAAAAAGACTCATAATATTACAGGTTTACAATACCTAGGCAAAACTATATCTAAAGATCCATATTCTTACACAGGTTCAGGTGTAAGATGGACTAATCATTTAAAAAAACATGGGTAAATGTGGCGCCAGCAATCGTGGAAAAACTTGAAAATTGTTAGACGGCAAAAGAATTTGGATAGAAAAGGAATCGGCATGACAAAAAAGTTGGAGGAAATTCTCAACTTACCTGAAAGCAAGAAAATTGTTAAACAGGAAGAAAAGAATCAGTTAAAAGCCGAAATGGCCGCTCCATTTTTGCGGGACATTAATGAGTTTGATAAAATTTCTGCAGCTTTGCCCCAAGTCAAAGGACTGGGCGACGCAGGCGATTCTGAGTTAGATGAACTAGCACGTAAGGCTACAGAAGCATACGATGATATTATGGACTTGGGCATGAATGTAGAAGCACGTTATAGTGCTCGTATGTTTGAAGTTGCCGCTAGTATGCTCAAAAATGCCATAGATGCTAAGACAGCCAAATTAGACAAAAAATTAAAGATGATTGATCTACAGCTTAAAAAGCAAAAGTTAGATCAAGATGCAAACAGCGCAGACGAGGGTGTAACAATCCAAGGTGACGGAGTTATTATCACAGACCGTAACAGTCTGCTAGAAAAACTCAAGCAGATGAAATAAATACAGTACTGGGATTAACATATGAAATCATTTAAAGACTACCTGACAGAAAGTGTCAAAATTTACGAGTTTAAAGTAAAGATCGCTGGCGAATGTCCAAAAGATTGTGCTTCTAAACTTAAATCTGCTCTTGCACAATTTCACGTACAATCGTGTAGTGCTGGCAAAAGTACACCAATTCAAGAGCGTCAATCAGAATTTCCTGAACACAAAAACGTTGCTACAACAGTATTTGATGTTGTAACAAGTTATCCGGCAACTAGTCTTCAAGTACGCGATATGGTCAGCGAACGACTAGGTATTCCTTCTGCTAACATAAGAGTTAGAAATTTACAAGAAGAATTAGAAGACGAAATCAATCATCAACACGATAAAAGAACACACAAGTCTGTAATTGGTACAGACTATGAGCCAAGTAATCATCAAGATTTAGTTGGCGATAAACGTAAGATGAATTTTTTACAAGAATTAAACAAAGACAAAAAATCAATGGAACAATACACCGGTGTTAACGATGAATTGTTTTCTAAAACAGGTAACTCAAAGAAACAGCCAGAAATGTCAACTGAAGCTAAGGCTGGAAAAAGTGTAGTTGGCTCTAGCAAAGTGAAACTTCCAGATCCAATGCGAGGAGCATAATATGAACTATAAAGATCTTTTAACAAAATTACAAGCAATCGAAGAAGGACATACTCCACCGATTGCACCAACACATACCGATGGTCCTGCAGAAGAAGAAATGATGGGCATCTCTCTTCCAATGCCAGGCATGATTGGTCACGAAGAAGCACCTAAACAATCTGACAATGTTAGCATGAATGTTAGTTTAAATGGTCAAGGTGCTGGCGGTGTACGCGATCTAATGAACATTCTTCATAACATTGAAAAAGGTGCAACTGGTGCAGAGCATGATGATATTGTGTTTGGCGAGCCGGGCGAACAGCACGAAAGACATCCACACATCGGTGATGATGAAATGGAAGAAACAATGGGCGACAATGGCCAAACATTTGGTAATAGTGTCCATGGTGATCATGGCACACACGTACACGGTATCGATGCTGTTACAGCTACAGGCGATGATTTGGCTAGCAAAGGCAAAGCAAGTCCACTACAACGTGCTCCAGGCGTTAACCCATTACGTAGACCAATGGAAGAAGGTCTAGTTAAAAAATTACAAAATTTATATAACGAAATTAAAACACGTGATTTAAATGAAAATGTATTGACGGATGAAACAGGCCATACAATGCAACATATCTTGCACACACATCAGCGTGATGTTAGAGATTTTGAACAAAACGGCGATATGAGCGATAGCTTGTACGATGCACTATACGATTATTACTTTGACGATATGCCATACGGTGTTAAGAAAGCTCGCGATGGCGACCCGTACGAGTGGATTAGTGATCGTTTTGCAGATGATTTAGGCATTAGTGAAACAGTAGCAATGAATCAACAAGTTGAAGAAAATCAAGCAGGGCACGACTATCAAACTGGTGAGCCTTTAAAACAAGGCCCGGACGGCAAATGGTATAACAGCAAAGGCGAAGAACGTGATCCTATGCATGGCGGGCCATTACGTCCTGATGGAAGTGCAACACTTAGAAGTTTAGTACCTAAACCTCCTAAACCTTCGGCAAATATGGATAAACCTAATCCAGCACCAACACAACCTACAAATATTACACCACCTGCAAATTCAGATAACAGTAAAATATCTATAAACATGCCAGAATCGGTACAGCTAGCAGAAATGTTGAAGATTGCAGGATTAAAATAAAAGTTTCGTCGCAGTTAGCACTCTGTTTAACAGTGCCAAATAGCTCCGTAGGGAGCTATTTTTTTCGGTAAATAAAAGTATGGCAAAAAGTCTCGACGGGGTCTTAACAAAAAAGGCTCACACTAAAGAAAAGTTCACAGAAGAGCAAGTACAGCACTTGTTGAAATGTGCTGACCCATCTGATGGGTATTTGCATTTTGCTAAAAACTTTTTTCATATTCAGCATCCTGTTAAAGGCAAAGTAAAATTTGAACCTTTTGAATATCAGGAAAGATTGCTGAGTGCATATCACGATTATCGTTTTAACATCAACATGCTACCTCGTCAAAGTGGTAAGACCACTTGTGCATCAAGTTATTTGCTTTGGTACGCTATGTTTCATCCAGATCAAACCATCTTGGTGGCAGCACACAAGTACACAGGTTCACAAGAAATCATGCAACGTATCCGCTATGGATACGAACTTTGCGATGACTACATACGTGCAGGTGTTGTAAACTACAACAAAGGGAGTATTGAATTTGAAAACGGATCTAGAATTGTTTCAGCTACTACTACTGGTAATACCGGTCGTGGTATGTCCATATCCTTACT